TGTATCTGTTGGAGAGATGTTATAGATTACGTTCTGTAAATCTTCTCTGTTACCCACAGCATCATACGTTTCAAATGTATTTGTTGCTTGTGCCATTATTACACCTTTGTGTTAAAAGTTAGTATTAGACTATTTCATCATGGATTTGATTAATGCCGCTGCATCATCAACTTTCCCTGATCTTTTTAGTCTTGCTCGATGTGCTTTTACTTTCTCGCTACTGACTTCTGCACGAGTGGATGGTGTTCCTGGTCTTTGAACCTTGGGAACTACTTTTGATTTTTTAGAAGATATTTTTGTACTCTGTAATTGATCATAAAGCATAGCCTTATATAAAATATTAACCGCTCTTGCATCAATCATTGAGTCAAGTTCTTCGTCAGACAATCCTTCATTCAGTCCGAATTGACGAATATTGTTTTGCAACTTTATTCCTTCTTCAGGATCAAAATATTTAGGTATTTTCTTAACAATTAACTTTTTATTTTCTTCTAAAGACTCATTCCACTTTTTGCGAAATTCATTTGCTTTTTCCTGTTCGATTTTATTTGTTTGCTCATCAATAGCTTTTTGTTGTGCAAGTAAATCATCGTAACGATCTTTTTTAAGCAAATAGTCAGTTTGATTTGTTAACTTGAGTCTTTCCCAGTCAGTTTTTTTGAGTGTTTCTATTTCACTCTCATTTGCCTTAGATAGTTGTTCAAGTTGAGATTGTAAACGCTGTCTTTCTTGTTGAGTCGCTGCGAGTTCTTCATCCGCCTTTTTGCGTTGCTCTGCCAATACTTGACTTTTTCTAGTGTAATCAGCTGTGCGACTATAACCCGCCAAAAGCTCATCTTCGTTGACCTCAACATCTTTACCATCTATTTTGACAGTAAATGTTTTAGGTTCTCCGACTTCTTCTTGAGGTGTATTATCAACACTATCTTCTACAGTATTATCAGATTCTTTATCTTGCTCTACTGTTTCATTTTCAACTGATTCGGCAATATCCGTTGCCTGTTCAGAAACTGCTTCCTGAGTTTCTGTGTCTTCTTGGTCTTCTAAAGGTTGCTCTTTGGGAGTCTTCATCAAACCTAAAAGCGCTTCTTGCGCACCTTTTACAGTGCCATCCCCTAAAGGAATTCCGCCCACGTTACTTTCTTTCATAGGTATATTATCGTCACTCATCACTTACCTCCTTTGCGTTCTTCTTCTAGTATCTGTCCGTTCTCGATAGTTTGTACTAGAGTATTTTTAACTTCTAAGATGGCTCTTTGTTTGTGATAAAGTGCTTCTCTACCTTCTGTATCTTTAATATCTGTAGATATCCATTGTTGATATCCACCATTAAGTACAGTATTAAATGCTGCTATCATTTGAGGATTCTCAAGCAATAACTTTGCATCTTGCCCAGCTTTAATCTGAGCTTCTTTTTTGTCGTCCATTGTTTTCTCCTGGATTCTATCTGCTTACGCAGGTGTAGTTGATCGCTGTATTAGCTTTTTTTTGTTAAAGATTCTTCGGTAACATACCAAGGAATCTTCTTTTTGCCTGATAACCATCCACGAATATCATTAGGTTTATGCCCTGTACTCCTGAATACGTCTTGGACAGAAAGTCGGTGTTTCAAACATAGTGTTTGTAATTCTTCACTTGTCATATTTGTTTAAGTTTGTCTATTGTTGGATTCTTTTGTTTGAATTCTTTTGCTAAATCAACATGAGCTAACTTAGCAGATAAACCATTAGGATGTCCTAAAGATGTGTAATGGTCATATCTATCGCTGTAATATTTACTGCGTTCTATACCTTCTTCTTTCTTAGCCAATTACTTCTTTTTTTTCTTTGCTGTTTTTGCAGCTTGTTTAAAACTTTTAGATGTAGGAGCGCCTTTAGTTCCAGGCTTTCTCATTTTTTCTCCTGATCCTGCTTTAATCCTTTTTCGTTTAGCATGTATGTTTGCGTATAGCCCTTTCTTAGCCATCAGCACTTACTTTTTTTCTTTTTTTTCATTGGTGGTCTACCACGTTTCTTCCCGTATGTTCCTGGTCCTTTTGGCATTATAATAACCTCAATATGTCGTTAAATTTATCACTCATCAAAACGAAAACAACAATAGCACCATAAGCTATGTGTCTAAACTTCGATAAATCTGATTCTATTTTGTCTACTTTCTCGTCTATAACAGATACTTTGTTGTCTAAATTGTCGATATCTTTAGCGATATGGGCTAGATGATTAGACTTAATAAGTTCTACATCTTTTTTTAGTAGCTCAAGTTCTGTACTGATATCCTTATCGTTCATGCTAGTGGTAACCTTTTCTTTTTAGGGTACATAGATAAAGCAGTTGCTACTGCTTGTTTCTGTGGCTTCCCTTCTTTTTTTAATACTTTAATCTTTTTAGAAATTAATTTGCGTCTTTTAATTTTGCCGTAGCCTGAAGTCTTAGGAAAAGCCATGTGTATCACCTTTGATTACAAATCTACAAGCTGCATTAAACAATTTTAATTCTTTTTTGTTTAAATAGCCCTTTTGCATTGTTTCCTCAGTTAAACTTGTAACTCTACTAAGTCTAATTAGTTCTTCTCTTGTTATCCTAACCTTTTTCATAAATCCTCACAAATTTAATTAAGCTAGTTATCTTGGCCCGATACCGACAGGTCTTCCCTGTACTGCTTCTAGTGCAAGTTCTGCCTTGTTAATCTCTTGTTGTTGTTTTTTAAGCTCAAGTTCTTGTTGTTTGATAGCTAAGTCAACCATAGCTTCTTCTTCTTTTAGTTTAAGTTCTTGCGCTTTAATTTGTGTTTCTATTTCTAATTCTTTGGCTTGTAATTGTAATTTTTGTAATTCTACTTGTGCTTTTTGTGCAGCAACCTTTTCTTCCAATGTAGGTTCAGCTGGTGGTTTAGGTGGCATCATTTCAGGATTAGATATAAATTGATCCGTATTTTTATATCCTGCTTGTGCAATATATTCACCTATTGCATTATATAAATTCTTAGATGTGACTAATGTTCCCATAGCTCCTTGTTGTACCAATGTTCCTAGTATCGTCATAATGCTAGACATCGTTTGCATTTTAGACTGTTGCGATCCGCTGCCTACACCAACATTGACAGTGCAATTCAGTTTTTCTTTCCATCTTGATACATCAATCGGTACAAATTTTCCATTGAGATAGAACATTTTTTGTCTATCTTCGTATCTTTGTACTAGTGCGTATATGTTTCTAAATAAATCTTTAACACCTGTTTCTGCAAAAATACGAGCAATAAGTTCAATTCTTTGCATTGAAGACTCTGTTGCTGCTGAAATCGCACCTGATGTCACATGTGATGTTAATACATCAGGATTGAGACCTTGGGTCATTTTAGATACGCCACTTCTTTCTTCTCTAATACCATCTAGGTATTGAACCATTTGGAACGCATAAGGTTGAATTTGTGGTGTAGGTAAAGCTGTAACAGCGCCTGGCGCTCTCATTCTAACAATACCACCTGGTCTTGATGTTAATAAATCGTCTAACTCTACTTGTCCTGCTAGTACCGCATAACGTGCATTATTGGTTAGATACATGTTATCTAACAAGTTACGCATGATTGTTGACTTAATTAGTTGGATATCTTTGACTGTATCGGCAATAGACATGCCGTAGAATTTATGTGGAATAGGTAATGGGCAGATAGCAGAAAAAGGAATCATGTCGATTTCTTCATTGTCTAGTATGTAATGTCCGCCTTTTGTAATCTTTCTAAGTTCTGCAACTCCATCATTATCGTAGTCAATACGCATATAACACTCATCAATCCAAACCTTTTTATTCGGACCGCTACCCTCAGATGGTGGTACAGAGTCATCATCATAGCTAAATCTAGCTAGTCTTTCCTCATTTAACTCTGCTTCTGATTGGTCATAACTTGGTATTTCGTTAACAATGGCAGGATCATATCCTTCTGCAATTAAATCACTTACAGATTTTTTAACCCTATGACAGACAAAATCTGCATCTTCAAGAGATGCTGCTCTACGTGAAACTAAAAATTCTTCTGGTGGGACTGACATGACCCTAACTTGCCCATAATTCTTATAACATTTAGCCACAACATCATGCGTAACTATCTCTGGGCTAACCAATGTTCCCATGTCATCTGTTTGTGCTTTTTGTATTAGCGTCTCTGTATGTTCGACTACTTCTAAGTCATCATTTGCTAGGATTGATTGATACTCAATCTCAGTTAGGTTTGTGTACGTTTCTGTACTAACTTCCTCTTTTTCTTCCCAGAAATGCTTAATTACACCTGTTTTAGATATCAATGCGTCCTTAAAAGCGTCATAAAGGACCTTAAAACCGTTATTTTGGCGATTAAATACATAGTTGACATAGTTAGTCGCCTGTTCAGCCATTTCAACGTCTTCTGGACCTTGTGGCTCAAATTCTGCAATGTTGTTGTGAGTAGTAAAAATACGCATCAATGATGGCATAATGTATTCAACTGTATCTCTTACGTCAGTTGTAACGATTTCAGATCGTCCATCTATCTCATTTCCAAAAGGCTCACCTAGGTAATACTTCATAGCATCTTCTCTTTGATTAGAGAGTTCAGTATTTGCGTAACCTGTAGCTCCTTGTATCTCAGAGTTGAGTTGTGAGACTAGTTCGTCTTCAGTTAATTTTCTTGGTTTTTCTGCCATTTTTTACCTTTAGTGATTCAAGTTGCCCTTCCGCTTTACCTTGCAATTTGATAACTTGTTCGTTTAATTTTTCTAGCTTTTCTTCTAGTTCTTGAAGCTTATAAGCCATTTGAGTAGGAGATGCTATTAAGTTAGCCATTAGAAATCAGTATATTTCTTTAAGAATCTATCTACTGGATTCTTGCCTTTTCTTTTAAGATTGAATTTATCTATTTGTTTTTGTGGTACAAACCCACCTACATGCTCATTTTTCTTTAAGTCTTTCTCAAATTTCTTTGCATTTCTTTTCATCTTAAATCGTTTTGCAGCAGAAACTCCTGCTCTTATTAGTGGTCCTATCATAATTATTTCCTTAATACTTTTTTCTTAACCAATGCCGCAATTTCATCATCAGACTTAATTAGACTTTGATTTTTTGCTCTAATTGCATCTGCTTCTTTGCTGTTAGATACTTTGGAATAAATCCTGTCATATTCTCTTTTTTGAGCTTGAGTCATCCCACTACTATCTACTTTCTTAGAATTTTTAGATTTTTTAACTTTTCTTTTAGCTAGAAACTTTGCTGCTGCTGATAGTCCTGCTTTTATTATCGGCAATGCCATAATGTTCTCCTAATTATTTCCTGAATTTTGGTTGTTTGAGCATGTCAATTCTTGTTTGAGAGTTCATTCCTCTGATTAGAGGTGGTGATTGTCTTAACATTTCTTCTAATAGCTGTCTTTGTGCGGGTGTTGTCAGCCCTGGTGCCGTTGCTTTTAAAAATTCTCTCTCGCCTTGTGATATTGCGCCTTTAAATTTTTGCATTATTATCTCCTAAACGATTGCGACATCTGGTCCTAGTCTGCCTTTACTATTCCACTTAGATGTCTCTGTTGTACTGTGTCTTAGACTCATAACTGCATAACGTGTAGCAGACATGATGTCATCCTTAATCTTTACTATCTTACCATCTTTACGATGATATAACCTATACTCCTCAAACCAGTCATAACAGGTGTTAAATACCTTAAATTTGCCTTGTTCCATGCGAGATAACATATCCATGATCCCTGCTTCTACTGAATTACCACCTTTCTTCTCACCTAAAGCAGGTGGGTTCTCAAAGTGAAAAGGTAGCATATTGACATGTGCTGTACGATATTGTTCAGCTAATGTTACACCACTTCCTTTATCGTGTTGATATCCATCATGTGGCCATACTACAGGAATATAGTGACTGCCTTCTCGTTGGTTTATGTGGCCTGAATGGTAATCAGGTGTTTGTTTTGACATCTTGTAGGTGTCGTAAACATACACAATATCTTCATCTCTATCCCATGCCACCCAAACAACTGCTGTTGGATGGTCATAGCCAAAGTCGAGACCTGCGATACGAGGGTAATGAGAGGGTATAGTAAATGGTTCGCAGGTCAGATTGTCCTCTAATATCGGAAATACCAAACCACTACCTATCATTGGTATCCCTTTAGACCTCATATCTCTTTCATGAGGTGGTAATGCTTGTAAAATCTGTTCTTTCATGTCGTCAGTCAGATGGTCTGCATCTTCCCATCCTGCAGTAATCAATGCCTGTTTAGACTTCAATTCTGACGTAAAATTCTGTACTACCTCAGTCATCCCTGATTCTGGGGTAAATGTCATATAGACTTGTCCTTGCTTGTCTAGGGTACGAGTTATACATTGTGAATAGATATCTTGTGGTGGTTCCTCATCGAGCCATACTAGATCAATACTCTCCCCCATAAATTTTTCAGCACCCATTTCATAGGCTTTAAAGGCAACACGAGACCACCCACCGCTTTTATGTTTAACAAGGACGGATGAATGTGCGTTTGGCACTCCAGGTTTCCTTGTAGTTTCTCCAATGAGATGTTTAGGAATACTTCCTTTCCCTTTATCTCTCGGGTTGTCCGGTTGCCCAAATAATTCTCTTTGACAGATATCTCTTGTGGTCTCATTACTAGCGCCACATACCCAGGCTCTTATTGGCTCTTTAAACCTCTTACCTTGCCACCAATCAGGATATTGTCCCGTCAGGTGTATAGACATCTCCATAGCCCCTACATAGGACTTTCCCACCCTGTTAGCCGCCATCAATAGCCTTTGATTAGCTTCTGATCCACTATTATGAAATCTTGTCTGAAAAGCATAAGGCTTGTAATAAGTGAGTTTGTTAGTTTCTCTGCGGGTATTTAGAGTGGATATTATTTCTTCTATTCTTGTGTTTTCAATAGACATAGTTATCCACCCCCTATTCTAATGATTTTTTTTTACATTACAACCCTATCTTGTGTTTTAGATCAATATAAATACTATATCTTGTGTTTTAGTTGGGGCAAGTAGCTTTACCCCAACCAGAGAATTGTAGCTTGGTAGCTGAACCAAACAATATCATTGTAGTTTTTCTTCCATCCAGTTGTCAATAACATCTTTACTCCACACCGAAATACGATTCATCTTCTTAGGTTTAGGGAACTTACCCTGCCTAATCCAGGTATAGATCGTTGATGGTTTTGCACTAGTAACATTGTATAAGTCTTTCATTCTGTAGACTTTTGATATTGATAAGTCTCTTGTCTTGTCTTGCATAGTCTTGTCTCCTATTGTTTTTAGTCATTGTATTACATCTGTGATTTATATACAACATATCGTATATACACTTATATTTCCCCAAGAGAATATGGAGTGGACTACAATAATAATTATAAAATAAAAAAGGGGGTCGTACCCCTCTGGTAAATTATTATACAGGATCTGAACTGAATTAGTTAAGTACCGGGAATACATTCACTCTCACCTTATTGTAAATGATTAGTTCCTTAATTACTATAAATATATTTACTTTATTTACAATATTATTCTTGTAATAAATATATTCTTGTGGTAAAATAAATTACGGGGAGTAATAAATTTTGGATTACTGATCTAGGATTTATGTGACCTGGAAATTGTGGGCTGAGAAAGTGTGCAGTAATAATAGTCTTTTCCTTATTCTTTACTGTCTATTTATTAACTAACCCTATTCGTACAAATACTCTACTGTATATTCCTCTATATGTGATTCTTCTTCAGAGGGCTAAATATAAAGGCTCTCGGCGATTTCAATGCGCTTATTCCAGGTGTCTGATCTTTGTTGTCAATGTACAACTAAAAGGCTGATTATGGCTACATATATTGGTCTATCTTCTATTACATATTTAGGCATAAAAAGTTGGGCGAATTGTATTTATTTCATCTAATCTTGTTGCAATGGTAATTCAATCTGCTATACTTTATTACAAGAAAGGAGATAATCTCTGATCTTAACAACTAGGAGAAACAAAATATGAAAAAACACATAACAGCTAAAAACCCAATCAAACCATTTATTAAGCATTTCTTCGGACCACTATACGGATCAATCAGAATCACAGATGTTGAGTTTGATACAAAGACTAAGAGTTACTACGCTACTCTTCATGGTAAATTCATAACTGATGCTGAATATAAAGCAGCGGGACATTCTGAAATGCAAGGTTATAGGACTAGAAAATACTTAGGCAGACAGGCTGTTGAATCAAAGGAACTAATGGAATTCATACACATTAATTTTGGCTTGAGAGCGTGGCAGACTGCGATTTTAGAACATAACAAACTTATCTAAACAACGAAATAAATCGGGGATGAAGATGTTGTTAGTGCATTTATTAAATTAGGCAAATTTACAAAAGTATAATAATTTCCCCTAGTGAGTAGCTCATACAATCGTGTGGGCTACTTCCATGTGTAAATGATACCACTACTTAGAATCAATAGACCCACCGCATTTATAAAGATAATCGAATAATCATTCCATTTATAGCCTACAATTAGCCAACCAAACACTCCTATAAACTGTACATACAAGTTTAATGGATATATGTTCATAGCAGTTAGGCACAATCCACTCGATAATATGACTGAGCTAGTCCACTTGAGAATGTTCATCTTCTGCCTGTAATATGGCTAAACCTATCTGATAAGCAATCTGTGGCACAATCGCATTGCCTAATCCTTTAAGTCTGTCCACTTTATCGGAAACCCCATAAGCCACTCTACCCACTCTGGGTTCAGATGACCACCACGAGGTTTGTCTCTGTATGCCACTTCTGTCTCTAAATACTTCTTGTGGTGTAGCTTCTCCATGTTCTCTGTTAGTTTGAAGTGCATCCCTTTCGCTGATCTTGGAGTTGGCCACATCGCAACTCTCTCCTCTAGTTTTGCTCCTAAGAACCCTCTTTTGTCTACTCTCTTCTTTACTGTCTCTGTTTTTTCTGACATCGCTGCTGATCCTCTCGGAGTTGGCCACATTTTGTTCGGGTTTTCCGACTGACTGTCTGTTACGGCTGCATTGAGACTCCATCCGTGAGTTCCTTTTATCATGCTCGGACTCGGTTTCTCGTGATATGCCATCCTGTTTGTTGCTCTCGGAGTAGGCCACAATCCAGACTCTGTATCTTTGATGCGGGGCATTGACTGCTGAAGCTGGAATAACAAACGATTGGACTTCGTAGCCTTGCTCTTCCAGGTCAGTACACACTTGTTCGAATACCATGCCGTCTTGGATTGAAGTAAGATTGCGCACATTCTCGCCAATGACCCATCTTGGTTTCGATGCTTTGATGACTCGTAACATTTCTGGCCAGAGATGGCGATCATCTCTTGTACCTTTTCTTTTACCTGCGACTGAGAAAGGTTGGCATGGGAATCCTCCAACAACGATATCTGCTTTTTGTCCGTCATATTCTCTTATATCTCCTGCAATAGGAACTCCAGGGAAGTTCTTTGCTAATATTTTTTGACACCAAGGCTCATTTTCAACAAATTGCACTGTCTTAAATCCGCCTGTGGATTCTAATCCTAAACTAAATCCGCCAATACCACTGAATAAATCAATTATTTTCATAGTTTTTTTAAAAATTCATGCGATATATTCATGTATTCTACATACCAATCATTGTATTCAGAACCTTGTATTATCTCTTTCGCATGAGGATGGGCATATTCTTCGAAAAACTTTATCTTGTTTTCATTTGTGGGTATTTCTCTTGTGGCATTTCTGACATTTCTACTATATTCCCAGGAATCATAATCGCATAATCTATTGTATAAAATACCTCCTAAGTACTTAATGCAGCTAGTTACGGTTGGTTTATCAGTCTCTTTTTTGATGTCTAGTTTTCTGAAAATCTCATTATAAAATAGCCCGAAGTTAAATTGATTAGTCGTTTCTCTCAAATCTTTGTCCTGTTCAATAGTTTCAGGAATCAACATATGTTCATTTTCGAAAATAGAATCAATTAGTTTTTCAACACCATGTTTTTTTTGATATATGTAAAGTTTATTCATTTGTGCTGGTTTGAGTGAGTATTTGCTGACATAAATTGAATTTCTATTGAAATGATTATTTATTAAATCGTTAACTATTTTAACTATTTTCTTGTGATGCTGCTCATCAGCATTGTTTAGCTTTTCTTTGTATTTTATGTAAGCCTGTCTTTGTTGCATTTTTTTATGCATTTCATCGACTCGTGATTCTTCTAGTTTGACAGATTGTTTCTCACCTAAAATCCTTGCGCCTTTACCACGATTACATTTATAGCAAAGAGTTACTAAGTTATCTATGTCGTTTGTACCACCTTTTGACACAGGTTTGATGTGGTCCACTTCAAGTAAAACATCATCAGATTGTTTTGCGCCACAGGATTGACAAGTAAAATTGTCTCTTTCAAGTATGTCGAATCTTTTTTTAGCGCTTATCGGCTTTCTTTTATTCATCACCAATTTTGGCTAATGCATTTATTTCTATATTTTTTACCATTTCTAACATCTCCATGTATGGTTTTTTCAGTTCTAAATATTCATCTTTAGTAAATCCGAGAAACTCTGGGCGATTGTCATCGTCATATATAAATTGTCCTGACCCGGCACAGTGTTGACATTTTGTTATGCTGTCTTTAGATTTAACAACTCCACGACCCTGACAAAACGGACAAACTGTCATAATTACTTCTCTCAATGCTAAATTGATCAGGTGGCGCATCAAAAATCTGTCCTCTAATAGTTCTTTTGGTTTCATGTACTTGAGAAATATTGAGCAACTGTCTTCATAAATGTCATCAAAAAGCATGGATCGTGCATAATCATTGTCTGTATATTTTGCAATGAGCATGTCGTATTCTCTGTTATCCAAGTTTTTTGTCCCCAAGAAGTGTGCGATATCAGACGATGTTATAGCATCATTGTTACGGGTTGGCAATTCCAGGTTCATTCCCTTTGCAGTTAGTATAGATAAGATGTCAGCTTTCATATATTACACACCTCGCAAGAGCCTTGATCTTCATCATACATTTCGTATTTAATGTTCAACTCTTTCTCAAGGTCTCTAATAAATTTAAGTTGCTTTTGACCAAACTCGGTATTAAATTCTTCTGTTTGTTTTTTCTTAGATGCTAACAAACATGGGTAGCATCCAACTCTATTACACCCTTCATCATAAAGTTCATTATGCTTCCAACCATAATTTTTAATTAATTCAAAACAATCTTGAGTTGACCAATCCATAACAGGAAATCTTACACTCACGTTTTTGTCTAGTGATTTAGGGATTTCTTTAAAAATATCTTTGTAACTGTGTACTTCTGCTGAATCCATATCACCATATCTTTTTTTCCTTTGATGTGATTCGTCTGATCTTATGCCTAACCAAAGTTGTGCTTTCCTGTGATTATAAAAATTATTTTTTTTAAACCATCTCATTACAGCCACCTGTTTGAATCTACCCGTACATCTTCTCATGACCCTGTTCGGAAACTTACCCATCTTTCTTATTAAATCAGGCATCGTTGGTGCTTCCTCATAGTTAGTGAACTGTATTTCTAATCCTGTTTTTTCTTGCATGTAGTTTAAGTATGCATATGTTTTCGGGTGATCCCAACCTGTATTGTAATGCAAGGGTATAATTTTATCTTTGTCGAAGTGCTGTAAGGCAAGAATAAATGTTGCTGTGCTATCTTTACCACCTGAAACAGGTACGATTATTTCTTCGTCTGTAGGAATATGTTTGAACTGTGGTTTAGCGAAGTCAAACTTCTGCGTATGATTGTCAGCCATTCTTGTTCTCCTTAATATAATCAAAGACAGAAACTTCTTCGCCATCGATATTCATTACACCAAACTTTCTTTTATCTAATTCTTCCCTAATCTTTTCATCTTGTTTTCTTAATTCTACTGAATTATCTTCAACTTTTATCTCTTTTTCTCCACTTTTTTCTCTCATATACCTCTCTACTATGTAAAGTTGCATGTGATAATGCACTCCCCAAGGAAAATTAGAATCACTGTGGTCCTCATTTACACCGCTGTCAATGTTACTGAGTATTCCTAATTCTTCACGAGTAAAGAGACCCGACTTGTAGACCTCCATTTTGGCATCTCGTTTTAACTTAGTTGGTTCTTTTTCTTTATCTTGTTCGCCATACACGATACATCTCCGGGTTTAACTTTCTATAAGATATTTCTTTATTAGTTTTTTTTGCATGTACTCGTAATGATATTATTTTTTTTATGTCATCAACAACGAATGACTGTTCTACATCCATTTTGTCGAAAGCTTCATACATTTCTCTGTGTTTTGTTGCTCCAGACACTTTAGGTATCGGTATATTGCTTTCTATTTCAATCACTTATGATCAACCTCTCTGTTTCTATTAATGTTTGCATTGTTCTGATATATGCTTCGTTCCACATTTGCCTACGTTCTTCCTTGCTCAGTGATTTTCCGTTATCGAGTTGGTAATGACATTTATAACAAAGCGCCGCTACTAATGAGTCTGGACATTTCAACCCAGTACCTTTTCCATGTTTAGACTGGTTACTGTGCGCTGCACAAACCGTACCATCACTGATACCGCAGTTCATACAGCGCATTTGTCGTAGGAGGGACAAAAGTTTTTTATTTCTATAAGCCAAGCACTATGTCCCAAAATAATGCTATGACCGATATAATGATAATACATTTCGCAGTATCTGGAATCATATCAATTAGATCGTTTATCTTTTCTATCATTTTCTTTCTCCTTTTTGTTTTTTCTAAATATTTCGTCATAGTTCTTATTGAACTTTTCAGGATCGACAGGTCTGTATCTGTCTCCTTTGCCGAAATTAATTGATAGACTCATCCGTTCTACCTCTTGACTTAGTCTCCATTTCATCCATCAACTCGCTTAGATTGTTAGATATATTAAGTTCTAAAGAATTCAATACTTCCTCAAACCCATTACATGCGCTATCAAAACCAGTAAAATACATTTCTCCTAGTTTTTCACCGACATCTGTTGATGATTCTACAGGCAATTTATATATTTTTTTAACATCTTTTATTTGTTCTTTTAATATAGATATTAATTTTAGTTGTCCATGATATTGTTCAATCATTTTTTGTTACCTCTTTTTAATCTTTTAATTTCAGATTTTGGTAAGAAATATTCTTTGTATCTCTTGCCATTTTCTGCTTCCACCCAATGGTCTTTTATATCTATCCCTCTTTCTTTGAGTTCAGATAATCTTTTAGCACCATACATGCTGTATACAGGTTTAGTTGCTAATTGATTTACAGTTACTCTCTGACCACTTGATAAAATATCAAGTATCATTTTATGTTGACTTTCTTTCTGCATTTACTTTCTCCTACTGTGTTTTCTCATAAGAATCATATTCTATTTTGTAAGCATAGCTTTTGATTCTCAATACTCTTTCTGTGAGGTCAAGCTCATCCTTGATACCTCGGCTCTCATCCATAATTCTGTCACACTCAATCATAAGTTCTGATAGTTTTACTGCTTCAGGGTCTGTCTTTGCGGTAAGATCCTTTGCTTTTTGTGTACCAGGTGTTGATAAAAACACTTCTTTGTAGATTTCATTGTATTTGAGTTGTAATAATGACTTCTCTACTTGTGCTTTTGTGTAATTTCTTGTTGCTTCCCTATATGGGTGTCTAAAATCTTCCTCGATATCTATTTGACTGAACCTCATTTCTTCCATTGTAATGCCCTCGCAGTGCTTGTAATAATTTCAGGCAACCTTTTCTTCGTATCTTTGAATTTTCGAGCTTTGTACAACTCATCGAATTCTTCGATTATGTTAGGTAAATCCTTTTCTAGTGACCTTCTCAACCTGTCATGCCCCATCATTTTCAAAACTTTCACCGCATCTAAGTCTGTTATTGTCTTTCTGTCAAAGAAATTTTGTACAAACTTTTTAGCTAGTGATGACTCTACAGGCATGTGCATGAGCAATTGTTTCGGCACAGTTGGTTTCCACTGATCTACTTTTGTGTGTTCAATAAATGCGACCACTACATCTTTATAATTCATATCTTTCATTGCTGCGTAAAAAATACTTTTCTGAGTGTCGTTCATCTTTGGCTGACTAGAATAAGTTTCATCTATCCTAGTCATGAGCGTTTCAAACTCTTGTTGTGTCATAGCCCTCTCCTATCTACACTATTATATATATTATTATATTTATATTTATATATTTATATATATGTATATATATTTATATATATTAATACTAATATAATAATTATTATTAATATAATAACTATATTAATATCAATTATACTAGTTGAAAAAAAACTTATGTCAAGTGTTCCTTTGTTAACAATCTTGTGATAGGCTCTCTTGTAATAAACTTTTATGGGAAAGTAAATGAAAAAAAATATATATCAGAAGTTGGCAGATGCTTCTAAATTTGCTGATACAGTAACAAAAACAAAAGCCGAAGGTGTTAAATGGAATCCTTTATCTCACGATTCAGTGAGTAAAGTTGCTATGGATGCCCTTAATCATGAGGGCTTATATCCTGTTTGTACATTCGATGAGCCTGTTATAACGCAAGGGAAAGGTATGGATTATGCGACTATGGTTTGTCATATGAAATTAATAAACATAGAAAATCCAGAGGAAATGATAGAGGTTTGCTCATCATCACATTTTTCTCTCAATGACCATGCGACAGGAAAAGGTATGAGTTATGCTCGTAAATATGCTTTCTTAAATATCTTGAACTTAGAAACTTCTGAGGATTTAGACGAGGGTAAAGAGGTAAAGCCACATCAAATCAAGAAAGATATTAAAGATAATCATGTAAAAGATGTTAACAATGCCAAGACCCCTGAAGAAAAGAAGAAAATATTAGAGAAAAAACTACAGTCGGGTGAGATTAATGAAAGCACAGATCCTTTCGATTTAGGCAGTGCTATTGATGGATAATAAATACAGACTGAGAGGGTCAATGGCTCAAAATTATGTGTACGGAAAGTATAAGGCTAGAAATACACAGTTAAAACTCGATAGAGATAGAATTGTTGAGCCAATTACATTTGGGCAAGATAGGGTTGATTTCGGGAAAGTTAATGAGAAAAATGCTTTGGCAAAGTTTATTCTTGTAATGAAAAAAGTACCTGACTTTATCCTTGAAAACCAAGATGTTGACAGATTTGTTTATGAAAACTATTACTCATGCAGTGGTGGGTCTGTAGATATTAGTGCAACACCTGATGGCGTTATTGATAAAGATGGACTCCTAGAAATTAAATGTCCTGATATTGGTAGGTCATGTTTTGATAAAGGTTTTCCTGAACAATATCTCTGCCAAATTGTTATGCAACAAATGGTAGTGAACAAACAAGATAACGATTATGACATCAAGTACACATACTTTTTCGGATGGTCTCCGACAGAATACAAGTTGTGGTTATATGAACGTGATCTTGAGTTTGAAGAATATGTTGATGCTGCTTTACTAGAGTATGCAAAAGCATTAGTGAGTGGTGGCAAAGTGCAATCTAAACCTAAAGACTATAAAAAGGTTTTTGCCGATGTCATAAGTAAAATTAAATTAATAAATCATGGAGAATAAAGATGGCTAAAATAATGAACGTCAAACTTTTCAACGAAAGCACACATTCTAAATTATGGAATGGTGTTAAGAAGATATTTGCAATGCACTTCGAGGAGCATGGCAAGTTGCCGAAACCAATAACACAAAACTCTAAGTTCAAGGTAGAGAAAAGAATTGTAATAGAGCCTGGTATCTATAAAGCGGTTCTTTGGTCCAATCCAGGACAGGGAGATGATGAAGAAGATTTGGGAGATTGCAACTTAGTAATCGAAACAAGAGATGATGAACCATTTGGAGGGTAGTCATGCCAAAAAAGGAAATTTATCAGAAAGATCCTGAGAAGTGGAAAAAGAAAAATAAGGAAAGTTATAATCCTGAATATCACGCAGAGTATCGAAAGAAAAATCGTGAGAGGATTAATGCTCAAAGACGGGAGAGATATAAAAATAATCCTGACTATGACAAAGATTATAGCAAAAAGAGATATCAAAAGTTGATTGAGGGCAATTCTGAGCAAAATCAGGAGAATCCTGAAAACCAAGACTCTTAACGTAAAAAAACACCCTCTAATTTAGCTTATTTGCCATTTTAGAGGGTGCAGTTATATGAAACTATCAGTTAATTAATAACTCTGTTCTCGTCCATTGTAGACCCATTATCGTGGGTGTCGCCTAAATCTTCTTGAGTTTCTTCTTTTATACCCAATAATTTGTTGTTTAGACCTGGAATCTTAGTTGCGAGGACTTGTAACTCTTGAATTAGTTCCTCGTCAGATTTATTTTGTCCTTTTTCGACATTCAGATTTATACTTTGTGAGCTATATCCACCTAACTCCATTACGAGTTTTGCTGAATTGAATTTTACAGAATCTTGTTCTGAATTGATCATCAAATCATTTAGAACAGATATTGCGCTAACGGATGCTGATGTTATTCTGTCTTCATTTCTTTTTCTAATTTCATCAGAATATTTGTTTTTGAGATATGCTCCCATTGTCCTAGGACTTTTATATCCCATATCTTTAGCAGTGGCAGTTGCATTTCCTGCTGTCGCTCCTTCTACAAAAGCGTCTATAAATTTTTTTTCGTCTTCTTTACTTATTTTTTTGGGCATCTGCGTTCTCCAGTAACCATATCTTTAATTTATTAATTGTCTCTTTAGGTAATGGTAAATCTTTTCTGTACTTAATCCAAGACTTATCCAATACGAGACTCCCGTCTATATCTACTTGTGTATCAGATCCTGAGATATGACTAACAAGTGTTATAGTTTTGTCGTTTTCTTCTACGACTAATCCGATTGATATACAGTCAGCTAATGTATTTTCTAATTCTTTTATGTTCGTCCACCCTGATGTTGGGGTAATTGCATCTTCCCAATTAATAACTACTAATTTTGGTTTCATAATTCGTTACCCCAAACATCCCAACCCCCTGTTTTCTCTCTTGCAAACAATTCTATTCTTGGTAAATCACCACATAAATTTAATATTCTATCTTTTGTTTCATTTGGTTTTTTTGAATGTTTATCTCTACACTTTTGAATTATTTGTTTTACATTTTTTTCTTTTCTCCAATATTTCCCTTTTAAGCCAAGCAAACAAAATTCAGCATTTTGATTTGTGTAATGACCCATTCCTGAATATGTTTTAGAATAATCTTTGGTCATTTTTACCCAAACAAAACCCACAGTCTTATATTTAAAACCCCAACTTTTCATGACTTCAAACCCATAATCTAAAAGACTTGATGTACACCATAAGAACAACATTGCATTATCATGAGTTATATCTTTTACAGGTAGATTACAAATTTCTTGTAAAGACATAGTTGGGTAATGCTTTTCTGCTCCACCTGCACCATTTGGATTTTTATATCCTGCACCACTCCTAGTGTCGTTGTATCTCCATGCAGGGTCAGCATAAATGATATTGTATTTTTTATTGGGGAATGGAATCATTTTTTGCTTCTAAGATAATTAAGATAATCAGCACCCTCTTGTACTTCCCAAAATATCTTAATGAAGTCTGGATGATTTTCTGTCAGTTCGGTATTAAATACAGCAACAGCACAAGCTGACATCATCTTACATGGAAGATTTAATTGCTTTGCGAAGTTGTCGTATTTCTTATACGAGCCAACTTGAACACAATGCATAATTTTATCTGAGTTAGCATCCTTGATAGGACTATATCCTGATACATGAGTATGACCTGCTATGAGTAAGTGGTCTCTTGCATTGAATAATGCGTGTTTAACAATACCATGAGCTGTATTGTACATTGAGTGTCCTCTAAAGTTATGAGAACAGTTTACCTTTATTTCGTGTTTAGGTAGTTTGATTTTAAGTCTTGCGTTGTGGTTAGAGTATACAGTTTTTAGAGGTTTACACATCCAAGTAATCGGATCGCCCTCCATAGCCCACATATCATGATTACCTGCAACGATAAATATATAAGGTGTTGCATTGACTAACCATTCTACTAACTGCCATTGTTGTTCGCCATTAGTCGTTTGGTCTGCCCATAATCCTGCTAACTTACCACGTCTTGCCCAATTATTAGACAAGTCACCAACAGAACAGGCATACATTCCATCTGTATCATTGACTATATCTATGTGCTTTCTAAGTGATACCCAATCACAACCATCATCATCAACATGTGGATCGCCTTGAATATATAAGCCAATAGGTTTCTTATCATTTATCTTTATGTTGATAAACTTTTCAGACTTTTCTCTTGCTTCTTTTCTTTTAAAGACTTCTGTTCTTGCATTGATAAGTTCTTCTGTAGACCAATCAAGATTCTGAGCTTCTTCTAATTCGTAATTCTTTATAACTTCAGGGTTTGATGTTTTCTTATTACAAGTTCTGCACTTCCATCTCTTTCTTTGTTTTTCTGAGCCATCTGTACCTGCTTTAATCAAGTGGGTTGATTTACAATGAGGGCAACATAAAGCATTACCATCTTCATTTCTTTGTATGATACCTACTCTACTGTAGTTACCACCATTGTTATGTATTTGGTTTGTCATTTGTTTTTTTCCTGTTTAATTAGATATTCGAGATACCACTTAGCTTTCTCTAAGTCTTGTATAGGTGTGCCTTTGTAAGGGAATCGGGTAACGTATTTCACGATGTTCCCACGAACATAATCCATATCCCATGATCTTATGTATTCGATTGTCTCTATACCTTTAGTATAATGACTTGGTCGATTAATAAGGTCTTCTTTCTTCTTCATCAATCTTATCCATAACTTCATCCCAAGTTATCGGTGTACAATTTAAGAACACTATACCACCATATTTATAGTCAAGTCTATTATTGATTCTTGATTTAATGCTGATTTCTGCTTTGGGATCAATCGCATGGATTGCTTTGATGATTTGCATTTCCCTTTTTGTGTAGGGAATATTTGCACTCATAGTTATCTCCTATTAGTTTAAGCATATATCCATCTAGTGATGTAATATGACATAACCAATATAAGTATAAACTCTAAGACTGATAGTTCAGGTCTTAGATATTTCGTTCTTACCTTACTTAATAAGAACTTAATTATCTTTATCATCGCATTAAAGGATTACTATTTCTAGCTTTTAAGCCCTCTAATTCTGTTCTAAGTATTGATAATTCTTTTTCTAGTGGGGCAATGTTAGGTACTGATCTTGCTTCAACCACTTCTAATCTGTTTAATATTTGCCCAACTTGAACAAACAGTCCACCTAATGTAATAACTAGTCCTAGTATTCCTGCTATTGTCTTGATGTCCATAGTCTGTCCTCGTAAGTTTGATTTGGGTAAATGTTTCTAATATCAACATAGTTACTATTAGTGTATGTACCTATATCAATACTTTGTAATTCAGGTTGTATAAATATATCTGTGTTTACTTTTGAGTAAGAAGATATTTTATTATCTTTAGCCATGACTTTAGCTACTATCATTTGTGTAGCTTTTAGCTGACCATCTATTGTTTTAATTTTGTCTGCTACTTTAATAGATATTTCTTCTATTGTTAGTTCGGTTTCAAAACTCCGACTCTCGTTATCGACTTGGGTTTCTTCTGCGACAACATCTCCGTTACTTTCATTAATGTCTGTATCTCTTTCTGTTTCTTCGACAACTTCTGCTTCATTTACTTCCTCCACAGGTGCTTCAACTATTTCTTCAAATACTTCTTCGATAGCAGGTTCTTCTATAACTTCTTCTACTATCTCAGGTTCTATCATAGTAGGGGCTAATACAATAGTTTCCTCTACAAATTCTTCTTCTATAAAAATAGGTTCCTCTATTATCTCTACAACTGGTTCTTCAAAGACCACTTCTTCAATAATAGGTTCTTCGTAAATAAATTCTTCTATATATATCTCTTGTATATCATTCGATATTTCTGTAATAGCTGATTGTGTTGCAACATCTACTACTACAGGATCATATTCGATATATAACGTAGGATTCTTTAAGTCTGCAGCATAGTGATATGGAGAGTTAGATTCCTCAAAAAACGAAAATTTGGCAGAAATACTATAATCTTGTTGGGTAACAGAGTCTATATAGATAGAATCTGTATAGGTTGTAAAGTATCCATCTTGCCTATCTATCGTCCTAGATTGTGTTGTTACATTACCATTATCATCTACTAAGGTTTGTGTCATAACTACACTTTGATCATAGTTATTCCAGAACCAAATATCTGCACCTATTGTAGATGTAAATCCATTATTAATAACTTCTTTAGATAAACCTGCGTCATTGTTAAGTGATATAGTAGATTCCACATATTGCCCATGAACACCTGCAACTGTATCGTTACCATGTCTATCTGTATTTGTTCCAGACCATGTGCTGAAATCTTGATTAAGGAGATTTTCTGTGGTGTCTGAATTTGCCACTAGAGGTAGCATTAACAGAATCAAAAACTTTTTCATTACCGAGTTCATCCCATCTTTGTTTAGCTTGTTCACCGATCAATCCATCTATAGGACATGGTGTACCTGCATCCATCATAGATTTCCATACAGCTTTGTCTTGACACATCAATGATATCGCTGCGACTTTCATACCTAAACCATTAAGTAGTTTAGCTTTCTTTCTGCGTTCACACTCCATATCGTGATAATAAGTACCCATAGATGTGCTAAAGCCAATAACAGTCATGCCAATAGAAAGGGGTATTACACAACTGTCTTGACCATATACTGACATAGAAGGTGCTGTTGCAGAATTAACAGCAGTCTCTTGATTAGAATTATTAGTTGTAGAGTTAGTGGTTGTGTTTGTTTGTCCACCAGTATAGTTATTGGTTGTCTCTTGTGAGTACCCACCTGATATAGAGGTATTACTCCCCTGAGAATTAGTCTGATTATTTGTTGTAGCCCCTGATGATGTAGTATCTGATACAGCATCTTCTATTGCATAACCTAAAATTAGTACAATTATTATAACGAGTGCTATATATATTCTATCCACGACATTTCCATTTTCTTAATGCCAACGCTTTACGAGTTGGTTTTCCATTCTTTTCCATAGGACCTTTAACCCCAGACATTCTTGCACAAAAACTTGCACGTCTTTTTGCAGCTTTTGATCCTGGCTTTACTTTACCTGTTACAGGTCTTTTTAAATTAGCACCTGTAGTACGTTTAAAATGTTTTCTTCCTGCTTCGTTTAATCCACCAGTTTTGCTTTGATATCTCTTAGCTACCATGTTATCTCCTTGTTG